CTAATGGCAATATTTCTGCTATGGTATGTATTTGACGGGAAGGCACAGGAGAAAAAGACCTACATGGTAGGGGCCTCTAACGGATGGAGCTGCCCTAAATATATAACATCTTCCGATACGATAAAAATAGATTCTTTCATAACATCACACTTGGGAATGAAAACAAATGCCGTTGATCTTTGCAATGAAAACAAATCCTATATTTACATCGAAACTCAAAAAACAAGGGTTTATCTTGTATCGGGAATTATCAGAAAGAAAAAGAACGGAAAAGAAAAGTTCATTTCTACCATTCCGCACAAGGGCATAAAGAGAAATAATATTAAAGGGGGAAATAAGAAAAGGTATTAGTTATTTTAATTATATTTGCATAATGGAAGATTTAATTGATTGGTAATGGCAGCACCGAGAGGGAATAGTTTTTGGAAATTAAGGAGTAAACACGGAAGAGATAAGCTCTTTGCTACGCCTGAATTGATGTGGGACGCTGCATGTGAATACTTTCAATGGTGTGAAGATAATCCCTGGGAAAAGGTTGAGACAACAATCAAAGGAGAGAATATAGACATAAAGACTACGCCAACAGAGCGACCTTTTACATTGCATGGGTTGTGTTTATATTTAGATTGCAACACGAAGTATTTCAATAACTTTAAAAAGCAATTGCCTGAAGGTGATAAAGATTTTAGTTACATCATTACGCGTATAGAGGAAACAATTTATAAACAGAAGTTTGAAGGTGCAGCGGTTGGAGCGTTTAGTGCCAACATAATAGCCAGAGACCTTGGACTAGCAGACGCGAAAGATCATAGAAGCGGCGATGGATCAATGTCTCCCAAGACAAACATAATAACAACACTAACACCTGATGAACTAAAAGAAGCACTCAATAAATGATTTTAACAACATCATTCAATAAGATTGCAGCAATGCTTGGACGTGTAAGAATCGTTCAAGGTTCTTCAAGTGCTTCTAAAACATTTTCAATACTTCAAAAACTTATACTACAAGCAACAGAGTCAAAGGAGACTAAGCTTATATCAATAGTAACTGACACCCTGCCTAATATAGAAAAGGGTGCATATCGTGATTATAAAAACATTCTAGCAAGTGACAATATAGTTGACGCAGGAACAAAGAAGCCAATAGAAAGAACAATAGGCAATTGGACATTTGAGTTTTTCGCATTGGATGACGAAACAAAAGCAAGGGGTGGACGTAGGGATATACTGTTTATAAATGAGGCTAACAGGGTTAAATGGGAAACAGCAAGACAGTTAATAATGCGTACCCGTGAAACTGTTTATATCGACTACAATCCAGATGCTGAGTTTTGGGCGCATGAGAGATACAAAGGGAAGCCTGACACATCGTTCGAGATAGTTACATATAAAGACAATGAAGCATGTCCTCAGTCGGCAATTGACGAGATAGAGGCGTACATGACCACTGATCCAGAATGGTATAAAGTTTATGGTCTTGGGTTAGTAGGTAATTTATACGCCGGCAAGGTATTCAGGGACTGGCAGGAGCTAGAGTTATTTCCAAATATAGATTTTTGGTACGGGTTAGACTTTGGATTCTCGAATGATCCGACTTCGATAGTTAAAGTTGCTAAAGAAAAAAATAGTATCTTTGTAGATGAAGTTCTTTATCAAATTGAGTTAACTAACGCTGATATTGCCAAAATGATAAAGCAAAAGGGCTATAATGGCGAGATAGTTATTTGTGATAGTGCAGAGCCCAAGAGTATTCAGGAGCTAAAACTAATGGGTATTAATGCTATACCAGCAGATAAGAAGCCGGGTAGCATAATGGAAGGAATTGACTATTTAAAGCGTCATAATGTTTTATTGACTCGGAGCAGTAGTAACGTTTGGAAAGAATATAAGCATTATAAATGGCAAAAAGACAGAGACGGCAATTTTTTAAACAAACCTGTCGATATGTGGAATCACGGGATTGATGCTTTAAGGTATGCGTTTAGTTTGGGATTAAGGAATGAAATCAAGGAAGAATCTTTATTCATATAAATAATGGGAATAAGACAAGCGATTGCTAAATATTTACTCAAAGGCGTTGAGCCACTAGACGATAAATATGTTAATGCACTTTTCCGCAACATGCTAAGGGCTGGCAATATCACAGAGATACAAGACAATGCAGATTCATACATTAAAGACGGCTATCAAGGTACAGCAGATGTGTATTCGATTATCAGGCGTTATGTAACTATGTCAACGCAAGCCAAAGTAGTTTTAAGGCAAAAGACAAAATCAGGCGATATTATAGATGTGGAAGGGCATGAGCTTAATAAGTTTATGTTTAAGGTTAATCCGCAAATGACAATGGCTCAATTAAGGGAGGCATACACTGTATATCTGTTGACTACTGGTAATAGTTTCTGGTATAAGCCAGTATTAGATTCAGGATTAAATAAAGGCAAAACAAAAGAGCTGTATGTCCTACCTAGTAATGACATTGAGATAATACAGGGGGATAACAAGCTAACTGCTCCTGTGGATGGGTATAAGCTAATTAGTTCATCTGTGAACAGCAAATTCTATCCTGAAGAGGTTCATCATGTAAAATACTTTAACCCTTTATTTTATACCGATGAAACACTTTTCGGGCAAAGTCCGTTAAAGGCCGCTGTAGATATTTTAAGTAAACAAATACAAGCAGCTAAAACAGAGGCAAAGCAATTTGAGAACCAAGGTCCAGCATACTTTTTATATCGTGATGGGGTAGAGAGTTGGAATACAATGTCTGACCCGCAGAGGACAGAGCTTGAAAAGGAGATAAACAACCTATCAAAGAAAGGCAAGCAAGGAAGCGCGAAAGTATTAAAAGATAAGTTCGGAGTTATCAATCTTGGTATATCAACAGCAGACTTAAAAATTATAGAGTCAACACAGGACGGCAGAAGGATATTAGCTAACGTTTATCAATTACCAGTAGCCCTATTGAACGATCCTGAAGGCTCAACGTATAACAATATAGTGGAGGCAAGGAAAGCAGCATGGACAGATGCCTTAATCCCACACAATGATACATTTGCAACGCATCTAAATATGTTTTTGATTGATTGTGTTGATGAATACAGAGAAGCAGGATATTTCTATGACATGGATTATTCAGGCGTTGAGGAATTGCAGTCAGGAATTAAGGAGAAAGTGGACTGGATGACCCGAGCTAAATGGACAGCTAACGAAATAAGAGAAGCAACAGGCAAAGATAAAGTAAAAGACGACCAAATGGATCAGCCTATATTTAGCCAGTCCGATGTGCTTTTGGATGAGTTGAATTTAGATTCTAATTTAGAAGAAAAAAATAATGGGGATTATTAAAATGTTTAAATTTAGAGGACATAGAACGCCACCACCACCACCGGAGAAAGAGCCGATGACATTTAAGGAGGTATATTCTAGGAAGTGGAGAGACTGTAAGAGTCTTGTAATTAAGGTAAATGGTAGTCAAATGGATGAACTTTCATTCAGGATTAACAAAAGTAATTTAGAGTTGGATATAATTGGTTCGCTTGAATCATATTTTGATTATTCGGTATGGATAGGTGATAGTCATTCATTAGCAATATATTCAACAGACATATTGATGGACATTAAAGATTTTGGTAAAAAGGAGTTGATAGATGTTAAAATTGAAGCACCAGATCAAGAAGTATTAAAGATTACATTAGTATGGGAATTATAAATAGAATAGGACTTTTGTTATTTACTATGATAAATGTCATAGTTTTATTAACTTTGGCTATTATAAGTCCAAGATGGTATTCAATTTATCAGGCTTATTCAACTGAAAAGGTTTTTAAGTTTTTATATGGCAAGGAAAAAGACATTTGAAAGGCGAATAATAAGAACTCGGAACAGGATAGAGAACCGAGGGGTTAAGATGGCATTTAACGCCATTAAACAACAATATAAAGCGGTCTTTGATTTAGTGGGTGTGTATTCTCCGAGTTTCATTCTGGATAACTTAAGCGTATCTAAAACACCTATCCAGGAGTTTATGAAGGATTATTACCCTTTGTTTGCGAATATAGGGTTAATGTATCGGGACAATGCTTTTAGTCAGAAGGATGCGGAGAGTGACTTTTACGAAAGCGTGTTTATGGATAGTCTCAGACACTTTGCATTGACTGAGACGGGAGCAAGAGTTACAAGCATAACAGCAACAACTGAAAAGTATATCAGAGGAGCCATTGAGAGCGCAATGCAACAAGGAGTAGAAGAAGGTTTTGGAATAGACAAAATATCTCGTCTGATTAGAGATAACCTTACTGATAGCTTAGGAGACATTGGCAGGAGTCGTTCTAAGATGATAGCGCAAACAGAAATGATTACAGGAAGTAACCAAGCCAGTCAAGACGGGATCGAGAGCACAGGGCTGGAGTATAGAAAGTTCTGGTCAACAAGTGGGCTAAAGAATATCAGAGACAGCCATGTATTTGCAGAGGAGAATTACCCGAAAGGAATTGCCAAAGATGAAGTGTTTAGTATGGGTAATGGCAATGTAATGAGATTTGTAGGCGACCCGAAAGGAGTTGCTGCTGAGGTTATAAATTGTAGGTGTACAACATTGTACGAAGTTATTTGAAATTATGAATAGGATTTATGTTGTAGAATACTCTTGTGTTATCCATTTTAGGAGGATTAGTTAGAGTTTCTTTTGCGACAAATTTAAACTTTGCGGTTCTTGGTTTTCTAAGCAGCCATTCAAAGAACTTAGGGCGTTGAAAATAATAAACAAGCTCTTTTTCTTCGAGTAGTTGTTGGTAAACGAAAGTATCAAGTCTAAAAGCTAATTCATCTTGAATCATTAAGTATTCAGATGTTATTTTTGCTTCATTAATAAAGTCTTTTGAAACTTTCATTGAGCAAGATATTCGCTGTTTGTCAAATGTAAATTGTTCTTTCATAATACGTTCTTTAATTATTGAAATAAGGTTGATTGAATTAAAAACAAATCAACAGGCAGGTATCTACTCCTGCATTATCGGTATGACTGCTACCATTATCCGAAGCTACTAAGCAGTGGCTTTCAATTTTGCCGCACTGTCGATTTGTTTCGCTCGAGTAGTACAAATATAGAATAAGATATTAATATAAAACATGATAAAAGTCATGAAAAGAGAATTAAAGTTTTTAAACATCCCTTTTGAGGTGAAAGCAGACTCAGACAAAGAGCTGATAATTGAAGGGCATGGAGCCGTCAAGGGTAATATTGATAGCTATAAAGATGTAATCGTTGACGGTGCATTCACTAAGACAATAGAGCAACGCGGAGAGCGTATTGCTTTCTGTTTACAGCATGATATCCGTAACCCTATAGGAAAGATACAAGAGATCAAAGAGGACGGCAAAGGGCTGTTCCTAAAGGTTCGCATATCTGACTCAGAGGGTGATATTAAAACCAAGATTCGAGAGGGCATTTTAAAAGAAATGTCAATCGGTTATTCTACTGTTGATGCAAAGGCAGGAGAGGTAGGAGGCGAAGATGTTACTCTATTGACCGAAATTAAGCTATATGAAGTTAGCTTGGTTACTGTGGCAGCAAACGAACAGGCATTTATTGAAAGCATGAAAGCCGATGGACAAACAAACGCTGATGTTATTTCAGATGAGTTTGACAGCTTAATAGCAATTGAAAAGAACAACGAAAAGAAATACGAAATAATGAAGTTAAAAGCACTTGTAATGAGTTTGCCGCTTGAATCTAAAGAGACACCTCTAAAGAAAGATAGCACGGATAAAGATAAGCCGCTCATAACTAAAGATGAACTTAATAATATTTTAAACTGGTAAATAATGGAAAAGAAAGATTTAGAAGTTGCTTTGGCAGATCACAAAGAAGCCATTGATAAACTTATTGAAGAAAAAGCTAATGCTAAATCAGCAGAGGTTAAAACAGAGCTTGAAGGTAAGCTTGAAAAAATGGAAGCTGAGAAAGGCGTGATGCAAGAGCAATTGGATAAGATTGCAACCGATCTTAAAAAAGCTAATTTGGCTATTGAGAAAAAAGACGAAGATATGTCTTTTGATGAATCAATTGCTCAGTTGGTTAAGTCTGACAAGTATAAACAAGCCGTTAAGGATGGTTTCCCAAAAGGGAACAATATTTTTGAGGTTAAAGTAGATACTTCGATTATCACAGGCGATGTGAACAGAACACAGCAGCGATATGCAATCAATTTTGCACCTGAGAATCAAATGGCTTTCTTGCCTTATTTGGTTAACGGGATGATCGGGCAAGACAGAAACCGAGTACTTTGGGTAGACGGTGCGTATACTTCGAATGTAGGTTATGTGACAGAAGGAACAGGACAGGCAACCGCTGACACTGGTACTGCTGTTGAGAAATATCGCGAAATGGCTAAAATTTCGGCTAAACTTCCTATTACAGAAGAGATGCTGGAAGACGCCAATTATATTGCTTCTGCTTTCCGTGCTAAAATGGTTGAGAAAGCTACATTGTTTGTGGACGGTGAATCTTATGACGGCGATGGATCGGATGGTGTTAATCCGAAGCATATATACGGTATTAAAGGCCATGCAACAGCATATAGTGCTGCTACTACTGGAAGCGCTGCGTCTATTGAAAAAGCCAATATTGGCGACTTAGTGGATGACATGATCCTTCAAGCAGAGAAATCAAACTTTAGAGGTTCAAACATTTTATGGATGAACCCAACCGACTTTAACCGATTTAAGTATGCAAAAGCAACCGATGGTCAATATTTATTTGTTAAAGATGTAAACGGAAGTTATTCAATTTCAGGATTAACAGTTATTCGTTCAAACCGTGTTACCGCTGGTGACATGTTGCTTGCAGACACTTCGAAGCTTCAGTACTGGACTAAACGTTCAGCAGAGGTTAAGTTTAGCCAAATGAATGCTTCTGACTTTATTAACGATGCTTGGACAGCAGTAATGTTTGTTCGCTCACAGGTAGTTGTTGAAACACCTGATAAGTTATCATTGATTTTTGTTGATGATATTACTGCTGCTATCGCTTCGCTAGACTCAGGTGTTTAATTTTTAATTGCAAGTAAAATGAAAAAATTAGTTTTTTTAATTTCAATGATTTTGGTTAGTGTTGTGTTAATGGCACAGACTACACCAACAGAAGTAGACACCGATGCTAAGATTTCTAAACAATACTATAAGTATGTTTGGGGAACTACAGCAGACACTTTAACAAATGCTGATACTTTGGAATTCGTATTCCGAGTACAAGGAACGCAAACACAGGATATAAATATAAATTTATACAGTGACTTTGTTTCTGGAACAGCAGGCGGAACACTTATTACTTATCGTTCTCCAGATGGAGCTAATTACGTAAGTACAGGTGATACTATCACGGTGGCAAGTTTAACAGCTGATGGATTAGATACAGAAGAAATAGCATTGGGTGACTATATGAACCCATACTTAAAACTTATCTACATCCAGACAGGGACAGCCGTTACAATACCTAGAGCCTACGCTTATAGTAAGAAAAATTAGCGTATATGGTGAAAGGGTGGTTCGATTCCACCCTACGCACAAGTTAATATTTAAGTTATGGAAGAATTTAAAGTAATTAAAGACTATTGCGGAGTAAAGAAAGGTAGTAAGCAAAAAAGCAAAGACCCTTTTACCGTAAGGCACATGCTAAAGGAAGGCTATTGGGAAAAGATAGAGCCAATTAAGCGCAAAAAGAAAATTGAACCTATAGGAAAACGTTCGAAAAAATAAGCTATGCAAATAAGATATTCATTAGTGACAGGAAGCGAGCCAGTAACACAAGCTGAGGTTAAGTCATGGCTAAAGGTTGATTTTTCAGATGAAGATACTTTAATCACTTCATTAATTAAGCAGGTTAGAGAACTAGCAGAAGAGGCTAGTGGATTATCTTTAATTGCAAAGACTATTGAATATTTCGAAGAGGACTCTGAAATCTTAAGCGATTGGATCAAGTTACCATATCCTGCACATGATGAAATAACGGAAGTCATTGTTGATGGTTCTGAGGTTGCTGATTATTTAGAAACTGGACTTAATCAGAAGCTAATTAAAATAGCCAGCTTTGATACATCTGGAATTGCGGACCAAGGGCTAAAGGTTACCTATACAACAGTAGGCACTTGTCCTGAAGGTGTTAAATTAGCGATGTTAAAAAGCATAGCTGAGACTTACGAGAAGAGAGGTAATACTTTCGAGGGCGGACTGGTTAAGCTTGCTGATAACTTCTATAATTATTTGAGCCAATTTAAAAGCTATTAAGATGCGTGAACACGTAAAAAGAACGGATCCAGGATCAGAAAGAGTACGTACTTCGAGAATGCGAGTACTGAAGTTTGTTTCCATAGTAATCGCGATTTCATTTGTACTGAGTTATCTTATTAAATTAATATTTTACTAATGGGAGAACTATTAATTAAGATAAAGGAGCTGGTACATGATTTGTTTGATCTTGATATTGCAAATAGAGAACATAGGCCATAATGGAAATAGGTAAACTAAATAGAAGGATGACAATAACAAGCTACGGAGCCAATACTCCAACTGCTACAGGCGGCTATACGAAAGGTGCTTCAAGCGATACTGAAACGTGGTGCGGGGCAAAACCTTTGAGTCAATCAGAAAGTCTATTAAACGGGCTTGCATTAGGTCAGCGCGGGTATGAGTTTACATTTAGATACGAAAAAGGAAATGAAGTGTCACAACAAACTGTATTGACATATGAAAGCAGATCGTTCAGGGTAATAACCATTTTGGAGATTGACGAAAATAAAAGAGTAGTTAAAGTGTTGGCAAACGAAAGGACTGACTAATGGGAGTAAAACTTAATGTCGATACAGCAAGTCAGAAACAATTATCGTCCAAGTTTAGACTAATGGGAACGCTATACCCAGAAGAGGTGTTTAGGGCTATTGTTGAGATTTTATTCGACATTAAATTAATTGCACAAAAGAAAATAAAATCAGATAAGCATATTGTGACGTCTAGGCTTAGAAATTCTTTTTTTGTTAAAACGCCAAGGCAAATATTTGCAAAAAGATCATCAAATAGTAGATCTTATACTTATCCGGGGGGTAAAGATAAAAGAAACCCAAAAATATTTCACGAGGGCGGCAGTGGGGATAGGGGTTTGAATACTACCCTGCATGGTGCAGAGGGTGCGGTTGGGACAAATGTAATTTACGGAGAAAAGATAGAGAAGTTGGACTCATTCCTAGGGCATGCAGTAAATAGTGTAGATTATAATAAAAGATTTAATCAAGCGGCTAAACGAGTAGAAAAGAAACTGACCAAGAAAGGGGTTAGTATTATTAAAAATATAGCGAGAGGACTATTTAGATGAGAGATTGCAGAACAGAATTAATAACAGCATTAAAAACAGCCATTGACGCAAAATCGACAGGCTTAACTTTCTATACGAAGGTTCCCAAAGGTGTCACCTATCCGTTTATTCATGTCACGGAAATAATAGACTCTGAGAACGGAAGTAAGCAGCAATTTATGTACTCTTACGATGTGTCAATTGAATTAGTATATAAAGACTTGACAGACAAGACCGCGATGTGGTCTAATATCGATAAGGTAAAGCAAATAATAACTAATGTAACGCCATTTGCGATAGGTGGAGGCTTCAATATAATGGCAGCCACATTAATAGACACTTCGGAAACAGAAGATTTGCTAAACAGTCAGGAAGTTGATGTGGCTATAATAAGAGTTAATTTCGAAATAGAAGATCAGAATTAAGTTAAAATATTGTAAATTTGTAGAAACATGACAAAAGTCATAGAATAATAATTAAATTTTAAAAGATGGCAACAACTAACAAGGTAGGAACAGCAGTTCTAACAACTATTGACGGTAGCGAGCTAGTAGGGGAATTGAGTTCATCCCTTGCAACTGCGGTTAATTTAATCGAAGTGAGTTCGAAAGCAAGCGGGAGAGCATCTAATTTTGAGTATGGACGTATCGCGGACACTCTTTCAATTAGCTCAATTGCCACAACGGACGGGACAGCAACCGAGGAAACTTGGAAGATTTTACATGATGCTATTGTCGCAGGTACAAAGGTGGCCGTAGTGATTACAGAATATGATGCACCCGGAGGTACCGCAGTAATAGGTGCTGTAAATATCGCAGGAAGTGCATTAATCGGAAACTTAACAGAAGATATTCCAGACAATGACAGAATGACTTATTCGTGTGACTTAACATTTGATGGTGCAATTACAAAAACAGTTAATGCGTAACGGAACGATTGAAATAAAACTACCCTATCCTATACGGTGGGGTTTTATACGCTTTTATATTAAGCGCAAGATTGGTTTTTCATTCGACCAAAGAAGTTTGTTTCAGTTGCTTCAAAATAACAATATTGATTTACCTCAGCATTCGAAATGGTTAAAAGAGACTAGTCAGGCAGTAATAGTATTAGAGACGTTATACGCAGGGGCACAAAGCTACTGCATAGAACGTAGGGTAAGAGATAATTTTACTAAAAAAGGCTTATCACTTGCCATGTCAGAAGCAGGAGAAGAAGTCACTAGTAAAATTGTAGATTGTTACATGAAGTCTGAGAAGCTTGGATATAAAAAGATGCCGGGTAAAAAAAAAGTGGTGAGGCGTTAACTTTTTCTGACTTGTATAATTTAGCCCTTGGTGAATTAGGGTTGGGTGTTGATGAGTTTTGGAGGTTGACAAGTGGGGAATTAAGCGCAAAGATAAGAGGCTTTGTAGTTTTAAGGGATTTAGCAAGCGCAAACCATAGAAATTTATTTACGCTAATGGCAAATATCAATCGAAAGAAAGGGGTAGCAGCAGAAAAGCCAAAGGATTTGTGGCCGTTAGATATTGACTGCGTGGAAACAATGGACATGGACGACAGGCTAGAGTTTTATAAGAAAATCGGTAAAAATAAAAAGTAATGGGTAAGCTATCAGATTTATTTGTAAAACTCAGACTAGACAACAAGCAGTACAATTCTGAATTAAAAGAGTCTGGGAAAAAGACTTCAACCTTTGGTAAAGGGATTTCAAAGATAGGCGGTTTAATTGCGGGTGCTTTTGCTGTTGGTCAGATCGTTTCTTTCGGCAAAGAATTATTAGAGCTTGGTGGCGTTGCGGAAGGTGTTAGGGCTGCATTCAACCGCATTGGGGATGACAAGCTTTTAAATGACATGAAGCTTGCGGTGGCAGGTACTGTTTCTGAGTTGGAATTAATGAAACGTGCTGTAATGGCGCACAATTTTAAGATACCAGTAGAGCAGCTTGCAACGTTGTTTAAATTTGCCACTAAGAGAGCGCAAGAGACAGGCGAATCTGTAGATTATTTAGTTAACTCAATAGTATTGGGTATCGGCAGGAAGTCTCCATTGATACTAGATAATTTAGGCATATCTGCAGTTGAATTGCGCCAAAAACTAGAAGGGGTTGGCCATGCTGGGTCTACCGTTGGAGATGTAGCAAAAGCAGTAGGAGAGATTGCTGCTGAGTCAATGGCAGAGAGTGGTGAGATTATAGATACTAATGCTATTAAGGTTGCAGCATTAAAGGCTCAATGGGAAGACTTCAAACTGGCATTAGCGGAAGACCCAGTTATTAGCGACAAGGCTAGTAATTTCCTAGATGCGACAAAAGTAGAGCTGACCGTATTGACGAGTGATTTAAATATATTCAGAAAGGCATGGCTCATTGCATTCGGAGATATAGAGAAAGCTGCGTCAGATATTAATAAACTAAATAGTGAACGTAAAAAATCAACAAAACACATAGACGAAGAGTCCGAGGCGTATAGAAACCAGATAGCAGCAGAGCAGGACGCAGCACTAGAAAAGAGAAACCATGTAAAAACAATAAACGAATTAAGAGCCGAAACCGAAGCATTAATTAAATCAATAGGTGACTACGGTGTTAATCAAGAAGCTGAGATACAAAAGACACTTAGGCAAATACAAGCCAACAAGGATTTAATAAAAGAATTAACGACATTAAAAAGGACACAAGACGCTGCTGTTCCTGATAAGATAAAAGGCAAAGGCACACCATCATTTGAAAATGTAGTAGCAGAGGAGGGTGGGCTTCAAGATATGTCTGGCTTTATTGAGAGACAGAAAGCGTCGGCATTAGCAACGCAAAATGAAATAAATGACGCTATATTGGCGCAGGAGCAAGCTTTCGTGGATGACATGAATGGCATGATGGCTGCAGGAATGGCTGATTTTATATCTGTATTTGCAGAGGGTATAGGTAGACTTGCAAGCGGTGATATTGGCTTTGACCAGTTCTTTCAGGCTATATTGGGTCAAATAGGCGGTTTCCTTATTCAGTTCGGATCAATGCTAATATCATACGGTATTGCTGAATCTGCTTTTATGAAAGCATGGAATCCGGGAGTAAAAATTGCTGCTGGTGCTGCACTTGTTGCAATAGGTGGAGCAATATCTGGATTAGCATCTAAAGGGCCACAAGGGTATTCAGGCGCAGGAGGTGGAACACAGGTAACGTCAAGAGCCGTGACAGGAGGACAAGGCGTGAACGATCAAGACAATGGACAGCAATTAGTGGCAGTATTAAAAGGCGATGATCTTTATATATCAAACGAAAGAAACACTTTTAAGAGAGGAGTAATCGGGTAATGGCATACGGACTTAAATATTGGAACGAATTTAAAAGTTACTATGATGACACTATCAGGATAGAGATTCTTGGTAATGGCTTTTCTGGCTCGTCTACAGAAATAAAAACATCTGAAACGCCTTTAGTAATATCTTATCCTGGAAGCGACGAAACGCCATACAATCCAATAGTAGGTAGTCAAGCTAAAATACAAATGTTATCAGAGGTTGATTTTCAGTTTATAGAGCTGCATGATTCAGATGCAAGGGCGCACCGTGTAGATATTTATAAAAACTCAGTCCTAGATTGGCGTGGTTGGGTATTGCCTGATTTATTCTCAGAGCCTTATGTCGCACCTCCGTATATAGTTGAAATAACAGCAAGGTGCGGTCTGGGTGAACTGAAAGAGACAATAATTCCAGCAACAATGACAGAATACACATTGTCTCCACTTTCTATTGAAACAACCGACCAACCAAGGCTATTAACGATACTATCTAACGCACTCGGAACAATAGATACCGAGTTAGATTTAAACGATGCTATAAACGTATATTCTAATGAAACGGACAATACAGACGACAGTCCACTATATGAAACAACTATAAAGCTTTCAGCATACGAAGGCAAAACGCTTTACGATGCTATATCTGACCAGATGCTAACCTTTGGTGCTAGACTATATCAGATGGGTGCTGAGTGGTGGATCGTTAGAATAAAAGAAACGACAGCAGATTTAACGGTAAGGAAGTGGAATTATACGACGACAGGCTATAAAACAAATACAGTAAGCACAACTAAAAATACTTCTTTCTTAATTGGAAGACCAGTAGCCAGTCAGATTTTAACAAACTCACCACAACTAGACCTTAATCCGGGATGGAAAGAATTTAATTGGGTTCAGGACTTGGGCAGGAAAGATAGTTTCCTTTTAAATAGCGATTTTTCTAAGTGGAAAGATAATGGAGACCCAGAAGATTGGGATCTGTCAACATCAGGAATAGCTGAACGAATACAAGGTCAGGATTTCCCATATGCAGAAATAACAACGCAAAACACATTGGCAGCAAGGCAGTACATATCGCAAACAATCGAAGGTTGCAAGATGTACCCGATTGTCAGTCTTGATGATAGGAAATTATTATTTAATTTTGAGTTTGGTGTTTGGAGAAAAGATAAAGTACCTGATTATTCTGAAAATGCAGTAGTAAGTCAGCAGGCTATAATATGTGAATTTAAGTTTGTTGGCGATAGTGGCACCTTTTATTTAAAACAAAATCAGAACGGAAACGGAAATAGCTTGGTATGGAATACAGTACAGCAGACTGTTCAAATAACAGTATTTGGAACAGGAAAGGAAGGTGTATTAACATTTGACGAAGGAACTTTCACTGCTGACACATTCCCTGGCAACGGTACTTTTTTTGTAAAAATATACAATGCACTTTCTCCATTATCAGCAAGTGATAAATTCATAACAACAGCCTTTAAAAACATATCTGTAAGGCTACTAAATGGAGATGGTGAGGACTTTAGAAACGAAGAAATAACAAACATATTAATAAACCAAAGTAACATTTACAAGCCGTCAGACATAAACGTTGTTGGTGGTGATTTGCCGAATGAATACCCAGATGATCTGAATAAATTATTAACATGGGATAACGGATATAGAAATAGGGATGGTGAAGCCACTGAGGAATGGCACGAGAGAGGATCGGCAATAGACAAACCATTGCTGCAGTTGATGGGTGATGATTATAAAGGTATATTTTCGAAGCCACAATTTAAACTATCAGTTCCTATATTGTCTCAGGATATACAGTTCGATAGTACTATTGTTGATTATCAGATATTACCTAAAGAGTATATTTGTATAAGTGCTGATTTGGATTATAGGTCTGCAATATTCTCTGGAACTTTTGTTGAATTTGCTGCATGGGATGGTACTGCATGGATTCTAGAGACTGGATTCTGGAATGATGAAGGAATATGGATAGATGAGGATACTTGGAGAGATGGAGACTCGGACGTAATAGAATATACCCTTGAAAGTCCAATTTATTCAGCTGGATCAAAAGTGCAGATTTCAGAATCAGGAATAGGGGACACTGTAGAAACATTCCCAAGCATAGGGTCAATAAGTGACGGTAATATTGCACCAATACCATCAGTGCCTCACGTGTTGGCTGTTGGTTCTGTTTGGTTTAAAATACCAGTAGATTTTTCAGGAATAGCGCAAACGTCATTTGATGTGACGATAAGCGGAATATTAAAAAGAGTAATAATAAACTTAAATATATAAAATGGCATTTACAGAAATAGACGATGGTGATAGCGGATTAAGCGCAAGAACAGAGCTAAACTCTATAATTACATATTTGAATGCTTTAGGTTTTCAAATACAGTTCAGCGCAGATAATGCAACATGGCATTACCCTTGGGCTAGTGGTGATTTATATATGAGACTATCAGGTGACTTTGGTGCTACTTGGTCGGACGGTATTTATTTAGCCTATTCCGCAAGCGGCGCAAGCGGTTGGACTTCTGCTGTATGGGATGACACAACTGGTAATCTTGAATTTTACAAAGATGCCGTTTTAGACTACACTGTTAATTTAGATGGAAGATATGCGTTAGAGTTACCACAGACATTATTCGAAATGACATTACCAGCATCTACCACTGTTGCTGGACGCATATCTGGAGCAACACTTCCACTTGGTTGGTCTATTGCGGCTTCAGGAACAGATTTAATAGTAACGCATGGAGAAGCAAGAAGAGTTGCACAAGTTTCTATCTTTGCCGTAACAGGGACGGAGGAGCAGCAGCTCTTTAACACAGCAGCCTATAATGGTATAATAACAACTGATGAAGACACCTTGAAAATTCAAAGTTTGGCTACAATAAATAAAGTTATAAAAGTATATATGATATTCGTATGAGAAAATTATTAATTATATTATTTGTTTTATTTTCATTTGTTGGATATTCGCAAATCCAAGACAGCCTGCAAGATGAGTATTACAGGGAAATAGACTGGAAGTTTTACCCTGCGGATGTTGTGATATTGACAGACTCAACTTACGAATTTGCAGCAGAACCTTTTGACTATAACGACCCCGGAGCAATTGAACGAAAGATAGGAAATTACGTTGTTGACTTTATTGGTCATAGATATTTAGTAATTGATTCAACATCTACGACAATATCAGTTTGGGACCAGTACGAAACAGGACAAGCACCTCAGACAAATCAGATAGCAAGATGCTATAAATCAGTAGGGGGTGGAGTCGCTGAATATGTTGGTTCGGTTGATTACTCTACACTGGATTTGTCTGCACGCTGGAAGATTAACGGCGCAGATAATGAGTTGCTTTGGCGGCAACTCGGACAGCCATTTGATTCAATAACATTTAACCCAGACGTAATACCAATTCCTACAACTGAATATACTATTTATGCCGACACTGCAAACCTTACATTAACCGTCAACTTGCCGAACGGAATAAGGATGCAAGTAAATCAGGAGTCATTGACTACTGTTTACAACAATACTGCCGATACGCTAAAGGATGGTAGGGTAATTGGTGTTGATGGGATTGCTAACGATTTAGTAGCAGTTAGGTACGTGTCAAAAACAGAACGTCATGACTTTTTCGGAGTTACAACAGCAGATATACCACCATATACTAAGGGATTAATAGTTTCAATAGAAGGAAAAGTCAATGATATAAACACAGGCACATTAACTCTAGGCGCTATTTATGTTGATTCATTAGGATATTTTACAAATGAAAATCCACAGTTTCCATATTACGACTATCCGGTTGGGTTATGTATAAAAACAGGCGTAACTGATGGAATAATTCAATGGCGTAGTGATGGAGTAAACTACAGGAACTCTATAACGCATTATTTTGATGGCGCGATTAGGGAAACATTTGATTTTAGAACCTACTCAGACGGCATTAATTCTTACGGCATTCTGTCCAATCCGAACGGCTCAGACAAGTTAACGCTTGTTTATAGTGACGGATGGTATGACTTCCAAGTTCCAGACACGATACAGTTAATTTCAGGAACAGCAACAACGCCACAGATTCAATACGCTTACATTGATGCAGCAACACGAACACTACAAGTAAGCTCAGGCGGTTATCCAATTATAGAGCATTCCAAGGTGGCGACATTAATCATAGCAGATGCCGTATCTACTCAAGACTACGGCGCCTTGAGAAATCAGAATATTAACGATCACTTTAAATCAGATGACGATAACGGTCACGTTTTGCATATGGCAGAACGAATAAGAGTAATGAATGCAGAATGGGAAAGCGGAACGGCTGCTAGCCTACTAGGCACACCCACTAACGTTTATATTGACGTTACAGGTGGCAAGGTTTGGCAAATGCACTTGCAAACATTCCCTACTATTGAGATGTCGTCTGGTGACGGTATTAATATAGTAAATGACCCGGTGTCACCATATCGAAATACAACTAATCTAAACGACATAACCGTTTATTCAGATGGTAGTAATTGGAATAATGAGTGGGGTAATATTGTTATTTGGGGAGTTTGCAATAAGACAGGTGAGATTAGCCATTTAATGTGCAATCTTCCTAGTGATGGATATTTACAGGAAGATGCAGCAGTTGAAGACCCTGACAATTTTACTAATTACACTATCCCAAGAGACTTTAGAGGAGTTGGTTTTTTGATTGGACGTTTTACAATCAGAAGATCAGGGGGCAACTTCACTTATAATTCAGGCACTGGATATTTAGATTTGAGAGGATATATGCCTAACAATACGGTGGGTGGTGGCACAGGAAGTTCTGGAATTACGGACTACACACAACTTGATGATACACCATCCAGTCTTATTGCATTAGCATTTCAGAGAGCAAGCGCGGACGGCACTGCATTAGAAAACGTATTGGCCGGGGATGTTCTTTTAACGGAATTTGACTCAGCAGGTTTCAGTGTTGATTATTCACAAGTAAACAACACCCCAACCATAGGTGACGGATTAGTAACCATACAAGGCTCAGCAGTCGAGAACTCACCTGAGACATTTACTCTAAACCAAACGACTCCTAAAACAATTACTATTAATCAGGCAGATGTTAAACAGGCAGCACTTGACACAATCACTTTAGCATCTCACGGATTCGTAGTTGGTGATGTGATAGATTACAACGCAAAGGCTATTGCGAACAATCCAGACAATGCCAACGTAATAGGAATAGTTTATGAGGTAATTGACGTTAATACTTTTACATATCAGCATTCAGGATTATACGATAAAGGTTCTTGGGTAGTTGGTATGAATTACTTTCTATCCACTTCGGTAGCAGGGGAAACAGCAGACACTACACAGCTTTATGAGGTTGGAGATGTTTATTTGTTTATTGGCACAGGCGTTGATGGTGGATTGCAGCTTGAAATTGATGTGGGATTTTTGATTGAGGAACAAACATCTGGAGCAGATACAATAATAGGAGGGTATGGAATAAATGTAAATTACGCGGCCTCTGCTGCAACTATTGCAGTTGATACTTCTACGATAGCGACTACAGAGCGAGTTGATACTATTGGACTAGAAGAAGTTGTCGCTGTTAATAATTATAGCCCCATAGGAATAGAACTTGGTAGTGAGTCAGACGGAGCTGATGGAGATATAAGGGTGAATGTTGGCACTGATGTTGATAAAGATGGTATAACAATAGCAAGGCGCAAGGGATTGGCAAATTATCAGACTAATCTATTCCACGAAGGTGGGTCATTAGCTAAATTTGTAATCGAAAACAGGTCCCTAAGTAGTGACAATATAGGCTCAATAACGAATAGGATTGGCAACACAAGCAATATTAACACGTATTTTGCAATTGAAAATTTAGACAGCACTAGATTGTTAACTGTCGATTATTGGGGCAATGCTGATTTTTCAGGAACAGTATCGGGCGATGACGCTGTGCTCGATGCGGAGTATGTAACCAAAGGGCAAGCAGACTCTTTATATACAGGAAGCTCAGATTCAAGGCAAACACTAACAAGCGGTGCAGCTATTACTTTTGATTATGACTTGGGTAATGATGCTGAATTAGTGCTTGCTACAAACGCTACTATTACATTTCAAGACGTACCAGATTTTGGTAATGGAGACATTGAGTTAAGACAAGATGCAACAGGTAGCAGAACTTTAGCCTTTGCTGAGAATATAACAGGCGTTACGTCGATAGATGAGGGTATAGTTAGTAATATCCAACCAGACGCAAGTACATATACAATTATTCATTACAAGAGACGCGACGAAATTTTATATGTAACAATAGAATGGAGATAATTATGAGAAGAATTATAACGATATTATTAGTTTTTTGTTCGCTTATTTCGGTAGGACAATTCAGACTCCCTACTGTCAACTTGCGCAATGGACTAGTAATGTACATGAAGTTTGAAGAAACAATCGGAACAACTGCATTTGATGAAACTAAAAACTCCAATGACGGAACAATAAACGGGGCGACAATTAACCAAACAGGTAAAATCGGCAAATGCTATAGCTATAACGGCACTAGTAATAGTATAGCAATAGGCAATATTGGTATATCTTATCCTTTCTGTGTCAGCTCCTGGGTAAAGCACAATGGTACTACATCAAATAGCAATATATTTTCGGCATCATCTGGAACAGATGCATTCTATCACTCCGTTTATTTAGACTACAATGGAGGAGTCAACGATAATATAGTTATTAGGAGTTATGACGGAACTGTTAGAGATAATGCGTATCAATATAATTTCACCTCAGGTGAATGGCTTCACATAGTTGCGGTGTGGGAGTCAGCAATTTCAAGAAAATTATATTTTAATGGAGCTTTAGTTGCAACAGGGACTATATCTGTGTCTGGGATAGGTCTTGAAAATGTGACCATCGGGGTAAGCGCGGATAATACTCCAACTAATTATTTTGGAGGATATATTGACGATACTTCAGTGTACTACAGAGCGTTGTCATTAATAGGAGTAAAGCAATTATACAATTCAGGAAACGGTTTATTGTACGTTTACGAAAACTACTTAAACGATGGAGACTTTGAAAAATTTAATAACTACGCAAAAGAATATTTTGCATTAAATAAATAAGCATGAAAAGATTAATTATATTACTATTCGTTCTGGCTTCTGTTTACGGACAGGCTCAGATTGTTATCCCTAAAGATACTATCAAAATAAATATGAGCCCTATTATCTTGGATTTAGGAAGCTATAATATTAGATATTTAGGGGATGTTGTGAATGACTCCATAATGATGCAAACAACTGCTTACCCACCTTTTGTTAAACTCGAATTAGTTGATAATATATTCAAGTCTAAATCATACAAGAGAGATACTGTAATTGCCGGGATAAATTACCATCCACTAAAGAAACCTATCTTTAAGTTGTGGCGATCTGGGAAAATAACAATTTGCCAAAAGGTTTTAAGATCAACAAAAGGATTAGCAGACAAGCCAAAGGACATACAAAAATGGCTTTACTTGGATAAAGCGTACAAGCTAAAAGCCAGTCCAGATGCGTTATGGACTTATCCTGCAGTTGTAAAATTAGATGAAGTTTCAATAATACCACAAAAAGATACAATCAAATGAAAATACTAACAATCATATTAATATTTCTATCTGTTGCAACTTACGGACAGAAAAAAGGACGGGCTATTTCGGCAGCTAAAATAGATGTGGGGAGGGTTTCAATTGTGGATTACGACCCTGTGGTTGATTCACTTGAAGTTGTAGAAGATGGGGTTTCGTTTAAGACCGAGATCAAAACGTATAAAATAGATACTGTCTATATTAGCACAGGTGACACGCTCGTTATTGATGAAGAAGGCAGGGTATGGAAAGTTGGGCTGCCGTCTACTGCACCTCAAACGCTGTCTTGGAACGGAGGAAACGGTCAGATAACTATAAGCGGTGGAAATACAATTGATATTGATGGTAGGTATGGTCAATTGGGTGCGAGTAATACATGGACAGGTGCACAGTCGATTAGCTCATCAACTTCACAATTGTACTTCAAAGACGGTGCGGCATTCAATGGGCAGATAATAGGAACGTCTGTGGGGTTATTAGTAGATGCGAATACAGCTCAGTTAACACTCAGGGGAGATACAAAATCAATATACATTAGTAGCTCAGGCGTCAGAGCCGACCTAGACGCAGGAACTTCAGCAAATGTAGTTTATATTCAATCTGATGGTGAATTGACTTTTGGGGCTGCTGTGGGTGGTCTTTGGGCTGATGGGGGTACGACTACCTATCTAACTGCAACAGGTGATAATGTGAGGATAGGGAGTGCAACGGCAACAACATATAAGTTCCAAGTTGACGGCACTTCATTGTTTACCAACGATATGCGAATAACAAATTCAATACCAACCCTGTATTTGGATGACACAGATGGTTCTGATGATGATTTTTCGATAACGAATGGGAGTAGTTCTTTTGCTATATTTAATGAAACTGACAATGAGCCAGCAATAACTATCGATGGGGCTGCGAATAATAAGATTTATTTTGGCACTTACGGAACAGGCACGCATACAGGGACAGCCGCCTATAATTTAGAAGTAACTTCAGCAGGGATTGTTATCGAAACAACCGCAGGTTCAGACTTCCGCATGAAAAAGAATTTCAGAACATTGCACAGTTCGCTAAGCAAAATACTTGCATTAAATACTTATGCTTTTGATTGGATTCCGAACGAACAATTACCTAAGAAAGCTCAGGATGCTGCTTTTGATATTAAGGTCAATCAAGACTACAAAGCTAGAGAAAGCTCAGGGGTAATAGCTCAGGAGATTCAAAACATAATCCCTGAAGCCGTAAAACAATATAATAATGGGTATTATTCAGTAGATTATGACGCGATAATCCCACATCTTATAGAAGCAATAAAAGAACAGCAAAAACAAATAGACAAACTGGAAGATAGATTAATCCTACTGGAGCGAGCCGAAAAACCAAAAGGCAAATATCCTTGCTCAAATACTATAATGTATGAATTAAAGCAGTTAATCAATGAAAAATAGAAAATCATTATTAAGGAAGCTAATAGACTGGCTCACTCGAAATATACCCAAGTAATGTGTTTTTTTTATAAAATAATTTTTAACTTTACATAAAAAAGTAATATTATGGCGATTAGACCTACAAAACCGAAATTACCCACAAAAGAAACAGAACCAACGACAAAAAAGCCAACAGTTCCAAAAAAGAAATGATAACTGCAAAAAATATATTTGGACTAATACTAGTATTACTCGTAGCTGCATACATGATTTTTGCTGATGTTGATTCTGATATTTGGGGTAGTTTTTATTTTTGCGTTTGGAATCTTATTTGCCTTTGGTTTGGTCATTTATTATTAAAGTCATATCGTGACAAGATACTATCAATTGTTATTAAGATAATAATGGGCGTATCTATATTGAAATTGTTTTTAAATGTATATTCATTTTTTGACATTGATATTTTTAATAAAATAAATAGATCACATGAGGCAGGCGGAGTTGTGGTTGGATGTATTTTAATCTTTTTAATTTATAGTAATGGGCGACTGGTTAAAAGATAGACCGTTTATGGCATGGCTGCTAAATCTATTATCAGCCGTTCTAATTGTTTTTATTGGATTTTGGGCTTATGGGTTCAGGGATTCAAATAGTGCTGATGAAGCAAGGATAAAGCGACTTGAGGATCAAAAAGCAGAGATAACATCAGTTGATAAGCATTATGAATTAATACAAGAACAATTAGACAAAAAGGCAGACAAAAGCTTAGTGGAAAGTATGGATAGTAAACTTGATTTAATACTTCAAAGATTAAAATGACACTTAGAGAACAGCAATCAGTCTTTGCATTAAACTTTGCAAAATTAGTAATCTTTGCTAATGAAAATGGCTATGAGATAACGCACGGAGAAGGTTGGCGCACACACGATCAACAAGTATTATATTTCGAAGGATATACAATAATTAAGGTAGGAAGTACATTGAAGTTAGCAAAGTGTACCACGCGCTCTAAAACGATGTTCAGCAAGCACCTTAAAAAGCTAGCACACGACATTAATCTATTTTATAAAGGTAGGCTTCTAGGTAGTGCAAAAAAAGACAGGGAACACTGGAAAATACTTGCCGATTATTGGCGAGCCTTACATCCTGAGAATGAATCAGGTTATGATTGGGGCTGGGATTTAGGACATTTTCAAATGAATTAAATGAACGCAGCCATAAAGATATTGAAATTCGCGTGGACAAATAGAAGCTGGATAATCCCAGCAGTTCAAACGACATATACATTTTACAAACGGTGGAGAATTCATCGAAAAATAAAACTTAAAAATAAATAGTTATGGAAGAAAAAAAAGGCATTGAAGTAATTGAGAAAGATATTGACATCTTAATATCGGTAACAGCCAAAGTTCTAAAGGCATTAGACGACGGTAAGATTTCAGTGGGTGAGGGTTTCGGATTGGCTATGGAATTACCTAAAGTGTGGAAAGGTATTAAGAATTCTAAGGAGCTAATTGCTGAGATTAAAGATTTAGACCCAGAAGAATCTAAGTTAGTTATTGAAAAGATTTATAACGCATACGAAGAGTTGGTAAAAGAGGAGTAGTTCTCATAAGTTTTGTTTAGTTAGTTTGGTCCCCCGGTTGTTGATCCGGGGGATTTTTTATGAAGATATACCAATTAGATTAAGTGTAAGAAAAATCAATCATACATCCAATCTGGTGCATTTTCTATTTTTCGCTGATGCTTTACTTTTATTTCTGGCCAATCTCGATGTAATTTCTCCTTTATAGCTTGACGTATGAATTGGGAAACGTTCACTTTTTTAGACTTCAAAATTTTCAAACTATTAGCCTGTATTGGTGAAATCATAATTACTTGACGTTCTGTGAATTGCTTCATTTTATTGCAATAAAAGGTTTATTTAGCACTACGTTACAAACAATAAAAAATTATTCGCACACAATTTGCGCCCACTTTTCTTTATTGCGCCTCCATATATTTTCAAGTCGCTTCATTTCTTTTTGGAACGGAGCAAATTGTTCCCCCTCCATTTTTCCGATGGTCTTTTCACAGTAGGCATAATTTATAGCTCTCATTTTACGCCAATCTCCCATACAATCTCTGCATATTTTTCTGTTGTCTGGTTGCGGAATACTATCGCCGCATCGAATACATTTTGCCATAATTTTTAAAAGTTTATAACAAAAGCTATATTTAAAAGCCTTTGTTGGTTTATATTTTCAATCTAACTTTCTCGGTGTCGGCTTCAAAACATAGCCGAGCCGTTAGCGTGCAGTTTGCTCGTTATTGAGGTAGTTTGTACACAGTAGGTTGGTACATCGCCCACTTGGGGCGTTAGGCTCTTTGCAATACTCGCAAACCGTACCCTTCGGCACGCTAAC